ATACACTACCAGATAAAGACCCTGTTGAGATAGAGTTTCCTGTCGTGTCGGTTCCTAAAGTTCCAGTAATATCATCTGGGTTTTCAAAATACAAAAATGCAATTTTTTGACCACCATATGCCCCTCCAGCAGATGATTCCTGGGCAGGAGATAGATTTTCATAGCCAAAAGTAGTTCTCTTTTTTATTTTCCAATCGCTACCAATCATTGTTCCATCGTCTAAATAATTATTATCAAAATGTGCATTGGTATCTAAAATTACTTGCGAATACGATCTATTTAAACTTTCTGCTCTTATGTTAATATTAGTTCCAGAAGCGTGTGTTACAGCAGTTGTCATTACCGATGGAGTTTGGTCTGCATAATGATTTATCGGTAGTTGCCCCCTGGTTATGTTTACAATGACACCACTAGCAACGGTCTTTAATTTCATTACTCCAGTTGCCCCAGAATAAGTCGATCCAGTATTAGGAGTTGCCTTTAAATAAGTAGATGCAACTTCTGTGATGGTCCAAGTAATACCTGAATGATTGGCTGTTGAAAATGTATCATTTACTGCAAACTCATCTGTGCTTGTTAAGGATGTATTTAATGTAAATTTCCAGGGCGAACTTTCAGAAATCGTTGCAGTATATGCCATAGTGGTTCCAGCAGTTACTGTAGTATCAGATATAGTGATTGCTTCATCTTCCAACTGACATTTAGATGCATCTGCTGAATCTTTTAATGGATTGTCCGTTGTCAGAGCAGATACAATCATATACCCTTGAGTTGCTGTTATCGTTCTTTGTAATTCTGAATGATACACTAAAAATTGAAATGGTCTGTTTGACGTAGAGGAACTTGTTGAGCCTTTCCAGGTTTTAATATCGTCTATTCCATCAAAACCACCATCGGTATCTAAAGCATATTTATTCCGACCTAAAGTCTCGCCATCATAACTGGTTAAATCATCTGCATCTTTTAAAAATACTATATTATCCTTCCAAGCATGAAGCCTAGTAACAACAGGGTCTGTTGTAGTTGGTATAGAATTTTGAGTGTCTACAAAGGTCATGTGACCTACAAGTTGATAATTAGAGTACCCATCAAAACTGGTTGTATTTGCAAATTCTGTGGCTCTGTATACATTTAAACCTGTAATACGCTTGTTTAAAGCATTGGCATCAAATTCTATATTTAACTCAATAATTTTTTTATTAATGTTTGTATCGGATAGAACTATTTCTTTTGATTTATCAAATAATGTTTCCTGGATTCCATCATAAATAGCAGTTACATTGTATTTTACGCTACTTCCTGGTCTTAATGATTCGGTTGTTGTGTATAAATTTGTAGAAGTAATTGAAAATGGATTATTCAGTTTATTTGAGTAAGCATACCAGTTAGCACTTGCAGATACTGTATTATTAAATAATGACCTGTTAATATATCCAAGCCATATTCCTTTTGCTTCTGTGCTACTTATTTTACCCACAGCACCAGGAATAAATCTGATGTCATCTCCACTAACAACAATAGGATTTCTGTCTTTTTTGTGGTATATGGTAGGAGTAGTTGAAACATTTGCTGTGTCCACCTCGGTAATATTGTAATTGGTCATAAGGTCTATCCACCTGTAATCGCAATCACCAGTTCCACTCCAACTATTAGACAACCAGCCAATATCTGTTATTCTGTATAAGTCAGCACTTGGATCTCCTGTTGGAGTGTCTGCATCGGTTCCATAACTGGCTATATAACCTTTGGCGTGTTCAAAAAATTCATAACCACCATGAGTCTCTGTTACACAGTCTGCAAAACAAGTAGGATTCCAACTTCCTTTCGCTGAAGTTGTAGGCTGACAGGCTACCTTTGCCTCCTTAGATGAATCTACTAAATACAATTTTCCATTTGATAATGGCGATGCAACAAATCCAGCACCAACAACTAAATATTTTGAACCAGGAGAGTTGTATGTAGAAGAGATAAACTCAATAGGTGTACTTGCACCAAACGTACTTGAATTAACGTGATCAAAACTGTGCATCACGCTTGTATCGTTATGTGTGCTGTATTTCAAATATCTATTTACACCACTTGTATAATGAACAACTACGCTGTCACTCTTACTACTGTTTTCATTAAAATCTGTTGATTCTAAACCTAATAAGTTTCCACTTTGAGAACTCACACCAGTATACCAATTAGAGTTTAAACTGTCAGTTGTGTCGTGATAATACAAAGAATAATTAGAACCGTCTGTGGCCCCAACAATTAAATAATTATGAGCAATATCCGATAAACTTGTTGCACCAGAAGAAGTTAATTTATTGGTTTGTGCTAAAGATGTTAATCCTGCATACTGACTTGCAGAAACACTCACCCCAGTAATTGTTACTGTTGATACTGCATCACTTGTATTGACTTTATAAAGACCATTGCTTTTTACCAGTACATACAATAAACCAGAATGTACTTTCATAAATGAAGTATCTGTATTATTTGTAGAACTCATGCTTGAGGACACTACACTTTCAGATATATTTGTTGATGAGCCACTAAGATAGTATTTAACTAAAGGGTTATAATCTGTCCCACCATCTGTATAAGAATAATGAACATATATAGCCTTATTAAATCCAAGCATACTACATACTTTAAAATTGCTTTTTGTTTTAAAAGTATTGTATTGAGTTTCGCTTAAATCTGCCATTGTTGAACCATCATACGATACCATTTCCTGTCCATCTGCATCGGTTGTCATTAAGGACAACACTTTCCCATTCATACAACTTATTGCAATTTTAAATACTTTTTCCTTGTATTGAGTTGCACCTCCATACGTTACTCTATCTATAGAATTAAGGTGAGTTTGATGTTTTCCACCAAATGATCTTGCTACTCCACCTGTGGTAAGGGTATTACTAAAAAAACTACCACCCCAAGACTTGGCATTGTCTGTGTTTATTCCAACTTTTGTTGTCGAAGGTATAGAATCTGCTTGTTCAAAAACTCCAGCACCTGATATTGATGCCTGTGGCGATGCATTATCTTTACAATCCTGGACCAATACATAATCATCCTCTGCGATTCCATGTGCCGATGCTGTTTGAAACCACATAATATTATCTTCTATCTGCAAATAGTCATTGACATCAGGGAGTGAAAAATCATACCACCACAATTTTACCTTATTATCTCCTCCAATAGTAACCAGCAAGTATCTGTATCCATCTCCAGCATCATTAGCACTAACACTCCCCATTGCCAATTTATCTGATATAAAGGTGTAAATATTATAGACGAGGTAAGTGGTCCCTAACTTGGTATTTACAAAGGATAGCCCTATTGTGGGGATTCCTGATGGTGTTCCTGCACCAAAAGTTTTCTCTAACTTACCAGCCTGAATTTTTAAGTTTTTAATTTCCTGGGCTACGTTATCTGGGAGGTCCTCAATATCTGCATTGGTAAGAACCCCATCAAAATCTTTTATGTCAATAAAATTTGCCATTAACCAACAGGATAATTAGGGTAAATAGGGTCAATAAGAGCATTTTGACTGGAATAATCAAATGGTAAGCCTTCTCCAACTACATTCGTGGCTGGATTCTGGTTGTATCTGCTAATATACTCGTATCCCCTGGCTAGGGCTGAGTTCATGCGATCTGGCTTATTAGACAATCTCCATAACTCTGCTTCTGCAAACTCTAGGATCGCATCGTGAAATATGGCGTTTAAATCACAGTTTACTGCTGGTGATGATTCTGTTAGTACAGAAGGAGTCTTGATATAATAACAATCCACATTGGCTGTATTATTGTAAATGTATATCCTACCTTTAAAAACAAAATAAACAGGCTCGGTCCCATTAAAGGATACATACCCTGTTGTAAAATCTTTAGCCATATCAAAAGATACTTTTCGTATAAAATTGCTATCATTAATTCGTATTCCTAATATTCCCAGTGGTCCACCAAATGGGTCTGAAGCCAAGTCTTGGTCCTGGGTTGGAATAAAATAACTTTTAAAATGTGTATCTACATCGTTATCGGTTCGCATGGATATTCCAGTTACCAAAACATGAAGGTCGGTTAATAAATGTGGGTTTAATGCCTGGATTACCTTGTCCTGGGCACGGTTTAAATATCGCTCCTTAATAGCAGTAGAAAAAAGGTCTCCTGCTGAGTCCTCCATTCTGTCTCCTAATATGGTGTTCATTACTTCTGTTGTCATGTTTTCTCCAGGCTATACAGCCCCCAGGAAAACCCAGGGGCTGTAAGATGTAAGATTACTCTACCAATTAACCGTAAGGTGCATAAGTAGGTGAGGATTCAAGTCCTGTTACAACACAATGAGCCCTACGGTTGGTAACAACCATATTTCCATATGTGTGTACTTTCTGAACGAATGTGTTACTCTTTGTATCTTCAATCATATCGGATGCAGTAAATTTTGCACCAGAGTTGAAGAACATATAGAGATAGTTCGTATTCAAGAAATAGATGCGACCATCGTAACCATATCGGTCATTTGATCCATCTGCAACATCCTGCTGTGAAACCATGTCTTGATCTGCAACGATGTCAATTCCTCTGAAATTCAATGCAGTAAAACCCATTGAGCCCATACGCTCTGACATTCTACTACCTGTTTTTCTTGGATCGAGTTCGTTCTCAATGAGGTCATAGATCTCTTGAGGGCATACAATCACATCTGGGTTCTCGCCAGTATATCCACGAGCATTTGCAACCCCACGAGCCAATATCTTCAAGATATAAGTATCTTTTGAAGAATCAACCATGTCGGATTTTGCTATGTAAGCACCTGCGCCTGCATTTGGGTTATCATCTCCGATGTCTCCAGTATCACCAGAGAAATCAGCCTGTGATAATACAGGAGTAGACCACCAGGTGTTTGTTGCTGGAGAAGAATCATAAGTAATTCCACCAGGTGCTTCACCATCTGTACTACTTAAGAGAAATCCGAGTGGATTAAAAGCATCTGTAGTTGCTGAAGTAGCAAACAAATTCTGTGCAACAGTCTTTTCCAAACTCTTTTGAAGGTTTTTGACTTTAGCACCAACAATGTTCTTAATTGCCTGTGGGCTGTTCATTAGCAAGGTTTCTTCCTTTGTTAAAAGAAAGTGACCTGTTAGCATTGTAGGTTTATAAGATGCTGTCTGTGCGATGTCAGCAATGGCTGGTGTATATGAACTGCCAAGACCGTGTTTATCACCCCAGGCACTTGCACCACCATCTGCATATTCGACTGGTACAACGATGTCTCTACCGTTGAATGTTTTTGCCTTTGCTTTCAGCAATGCAAGTAATGGATGAGACTTCTTAAAGATGTTATCATACAAAACAGGCATATAATACTGCTGAATAAGGGCTGATAGGGAAGCATTTCCAGTCCCTGATACTGCTATATTAGACATATTATGTCTCCTTTATTCGGTATTTATGTGTTAAAAAAAGAAGCAACATCGATGTCATCGTAATTCGTGATTTTGTCCTGTTTATCACTCTTGACACCAACATTCTTCTGTACATTTACTGGGACAGATGGCTTTGGCTTGGCTTTGACTTCTTCCTTTGGTTTGTCAAAGTTCATTACCTTATAGGCTTCTTCCAGGGTAAGCAGTCTCCCATCAGACTCATGTTTCTCTATTGCATAATCCAGGACTTCCTGGGTTTGTTTATCATTTAGGGAATAGGTTGATTTGAGATCTGCCATTGACTGGTCCAAGACCTGTTGTGCTTCCATCTGTGC